TTTCTGATTTGGACATTTCTCCTGCGGTTTTTGGGGTTTTAGACGAAATCCTTTTCGAGGGACGACAATATGGAGTACCCCGTTTCTCACCTTTCTTTCTCCCACAGGCCTTCCCCGTGCGAACATCTTTCCAATCCTCCTTAAACCAACGCTTTAAAGCTAAGCCAGCCTTTGTTTTGCGTACAGCCATTAAAAAATCCTTGTTACTTTCCGCTTATTTTGACTTACAGCACCACATCCATCAGCTATAAAACCGCCATTTTGTAGTGTGATAATACCACCCTCTGCTGCTTTCCTTGTTTTTCTCTTTTTCTTCTTTGAAGATGACTTTCCATAGTTAGCAGCACCAACTTTTCTGCATTTTGCAATAGCTCCAGAGGCGTAAGCACTTGGAAAAACTCTATAACGTGACTTAACTTTATAATAACAAGCGTCTTTTGGCATAATTACCCCTTTATTTTCTTAGTTATCCACAAAAAAATAGCATATACAACTAAACCATACACTGTTGCGATGCCAATATCCACTAAATGTTCTCTCATATCGTAAATAAACTGTATTCCAGCCTCTAAATCGCTACTTCCGCCACCAAATGTAACATTTTTAGTAAAATTTTCTACATCACTGACTGTTTGTTCCATCATTTGTCTTGTTCCACTTTTTGAGGTAGCTTTTTAGGTACACAATAAGCTTTGACCCAGATTTTACTGTCTCCTGCGAGTGACGGATCGTAGTTTTGTGCTCTAATCTTCGATGCAATTCTAAGGCACGAGTCCAGATCACTGAAGTAGACACTTTCTTGAACTGTTCCAGACAAAAAAACTACTAAAAGCCATGTCATTTACCATTTTCTTTCGACCTTGTAAAAGCTGTTGTACCCATAAAAGTAGCAACGATACCTAAATTTGCCACAACATATGTTGAAAGTAAAGCCGTAACCATCTCAACTCTTGCATCTGGTATTGCAGGTGACATAACTAATACTATTAATATGATAGACGAGATAGACGATACCCAACAAAGCATACGCTGTTGGTCTTGCATCTTATCAGAGTTCTCAAGTCGTATCATATGCTCAGATCGTGAAAGCTCCTCATCACTTACAATCCCGTCACCATCTAGATCAAACTGTTCGTATTGACTGCCTTTTTGTAATTTCTTGCTCATTTAAAACTATCCTTTATACTTCTTATTACGTTTTTAAGCGTAAATGGTTTTTCATTAGGTCTATACTTACACTGTATTTCTCGTGGACATTCACCTGCACCAATCGGTACAAATTCATTCCATTGTGTATAGTTCGCACCTACATAAACACAAACTCTAGTTTTATTTTCTAACAGTTGTTTTGCTAATCTGCAAGTCGTATGCTCTTTGTCTCTGGCAAATACTACAATTGCTAAAATAGAAAAAACACATATAAATAAAAGTAAATAATATATTAAATTATATAACATTATTTTGACGTAACTGCTACAGACACAAACCAGATACCCCAAAAAATACAAGCAATGCCTACAAACAAAGCAATGCCTATGATAGTATAATCTCTCATTTTTCTTTTTTGTTCTTCACGTTGATATATAGCTTCACTTCTCTGCCGTCTGATACGGCCTTCTTCTTTTAACAAGTTCTCCCAACCAGCAAGACCATAATGACCAACAATCCAGTTTTTAAGTTCTTCTCTTTGCTTTTGTATTTGTAGTTTTGCTGAATAACTTTTAAGAGCAACTTCTTCTATAGAACCATTAAACAATCTATCAAATGTCGATGGGTTATTAGAGTTTTTGTTGATATTGTCAATATCAGAAACAGCACCCATCCATTTTCCAAGACTTTCAGAAATCTCTTCAAATTCACGTCCTGCTTGAACTAACTTTTTAACTTGTCCATATGCCGCACTTGCCGCACTAATGGCTGTAGTTAAGGTTAACGGATCAATCATCGTCCTCTAGCAGATTGAGCGGCAATTCGCTCTCTGTTTACATCGCTCCTTTCATTTGCAATTTCTTCTTGCAACTCTAAGCGTGCAGCATCTGTTACTGCTTGCTGTTCAAGTCTTTGCTTATCAAGTTCAAGTTTTGCAGCATCTGTCTGTGATCTGTTCTGTTCTTGTTGTTGTTTGATTGCAAGTTCTTGTTGTCTGATCTGAACGAGAGGATCTGGACCCTGTTGTGGTGGCATTAAGTTTGGAATCATAGCATTTGTTAACTCAAGCTGTATTTGAGATATTTTCATATCCATTGATGCTTGATCAATAGGCATACCCTGCATTTGCATTTGTTGTATTTCCTGTTGTGCCATTGCTCTTGCCTTCAATGAAATATGTTCCATAACATGTGATATGAATACACCATAAACTTGTGGCGAAGATTGGACAACTGGCAATTTCATAAATGTAACATGCATACTAACATGTGAGTCATGATCTTGCTCTGGAAATGCCTGTAACAACTCACCCATTAACGCCCTTGCATTTTCGATTGCAGGATCTAACGGCTGTGGCTGTGGAGGGGGTGGGAGAACCTCATCTATATTCTGCACCTCCAGAGCAAGATACATTCTACGATATGCCTGGTACAAATTGTGAACTTGTGGGTTTGACTGTGCTAACTGTAACTGTGTCTGTGCCAAAGTTACCCTTTGTGCCATCGAAAATATATTTGGGTCTGATACTGGTATTATATCAACCCGTCCATCAAAATCTGTTTGTTTAACCTGTCTGTTGCCACCACTGACATCATACGGATATTCTGGTGGTAAATTTTCTGCAAGAACATTTGAAAGTAAACGAAACTCCTGTTTTTGTGCATAGTGCAATCTTTTATGGATTGCCGACATAACTTTCATACCACGTTCAAGCAATGCAACTGTTGTACCTACGGGCATCTCCTTGCCCATGTTTTGTCCTACCTGCTGGTCTGCAATAGAAACAAATCTCCGACCAGCATCAATCAAAGACCCCAAAAGTTGTGCCAGTGTTCCAGATGGTTCTTTAAATGGAAGAGGTATAATCGAACTTCTGATATCACCACCAGGTGCATCAATATCCCTAAACTCGCCTGGGTTGAGAGGTTCATCATCATTTCGTATTCTTAATCCTCTTGCCTTAAAACCAGCAGGTAGGTTGGCCAGAGTTCCAGAATCGATTAACTGCCGTAAGATACTGGTTGCGGCCCGACCCAAGCCACCAATCATATGTATTAAACCGAATCCATAGAACCCCAGACCTGGAAGAAACTTATAATGCACAAAGTATTGACGTTTTCTTTTGAGGGGATCGTCAAACTCATAGTTTCTTCGTATGGACAGAATATCACCGCTACCTTTGTCAAGGGTCACAATGTATGGTAATTTTACACCCGTTGGTTCACCCATCGGATCTCTGTCCTCAAACCCTTCGATGTCCAAATCAACATGCATCTCAAGGATTGTATAAATATCATCAGTATGTGATTTCTCTGTTCCATCAAGCTCTCTGACCTTCTCCTTGATAGAACCATCCGAATCATCATATGAAGATGATAACTCAATATCTTTATATTCACCTGCAACCTGCATCTTACGAACCTGGTTTTCATCCATCCGCAGTACATGTGTTACACGGCTTGATGTTGTAAGATCCGTAGCAGAATAAGGTATAACCATATCCTCTGCAGGTACAAACATGGAAACTGCACGTTGCTTCAACGGATCATAATAAACTTTCTTAAATGTAGAACCAGACAACGGCAGATAAAAAAGCATCTGGTCTGTGTCAGTATCAAACTCCTCCATCACCTCTGTAATCTGATAGTTCATAAAGTCCTTGACACGAGTTGCCTGTTCCTCTCGTGCCTGGTCTTTCAGTCCTATAATCTGTGTTTTTACCGGACCACCTGCTGGTAAAAGTTCCTTGTAGCATTGTGCCTGGAACTGAGTTACTGATTCTGCAATTAATGGATGTGTTACACCAGATGCACCAGCAAATGGCTGTGTTCTCTCTTCATACTTAATACCTAACAGATCAAGACCCTTGACATATCCTTCTTCCCACTCGGATCTTGAATCATTGTCTTCTTCATACTGTGCTATCAAATCACTTGACAGTTCACCTAATGTCTGTTCGTCAAGGACATCTGCCAGATTAGCGTTGTGGTCATAAACTTCTGTTTCAACTTCCATGCCCTCTAAAGATTGAAGTATAGCTCCACCCTGTCCGTCATCAGTAACATCCACACCTCCCTCAAAATCTTCTGGTGTGTTTACGTCAACTTCTACTTTCGGTAGTTCTATACCTTCTGGGCCGCCTGGGCCTATGGGTGTTTCTGCCATTTAATAATACTCCCTCTTCCTTGGATACCATTCATCTTCTTCTTCGCCATCAAGAGATATAAAACCTCC